ATCTTTTAATAACTGGGTTAGTCCCCCAAGATTTTTGTAATTGTTGCGGTGCACAATATAATTCACAGCAAGATCACAGTCTTTACTTTTAATGGCTGCAAAGTTAGTAATATTACGGATGACAGAATCAAAACTCTTTTCTGTCACATTCCTAAACCGCTTCATTTCCTCGCCATTGGTGTAGTCCATTGATACACGCACCCACTTGGCATCTGCAAGCACCTCGGCTCTCTCTTTAGCTAGGTTCTGACCATTGGTAATAATGGATAGATCCATTTTGAGCAAGAGTGTTAAGCGCATGAAATCCACTATGTCTGGGTGCATCAGTGGCTCTCCACCACCACTCCAAGTGATTGCCTTAGTACCCATGTTGGCTAGTTCACTGAGGGTTTGCATCATCTTATCTCTAGGGATGATGTCATCTTCTTTCATGTCCTCGTGCATACCACTGACAATATGTTCTTCTGGTCCACCGTCTTTAACCCTAAAACCAGTGCTATACACGCAAAAGAAACAACCGTGATTACAAAGGTTAATTGGCTTGACCCGAACATACACGGGTGCTAAAACCTCCCCCGCCACAAAAGAATTTAGCTTTTCGACATGGTGAAAGATCTTAAAATCGCTATATTTGTTACTTTTCATACTAAATCCTTGTATTCAACAAACATTACAGGCTCGGAAACCTTCACACAAAGATCATATAAAGTGGCAATATCCCCCTCATCTTTGAGATTCCACACTGGAAAACTGACCATTTTGCGTAATCCTTGAGAAAAATCTTGAATATGAGTAGCTCCCGTGTAAAGAGGCTTTTCAGTATTGCCCACAATACAGCGAATAATCACTTTTGGAAAAAACTCACCATCGCTGATTTTCTTAATTTTGTCTAAATGGTTGACCATTGCATCCATTGCGTTCATTAAGAAGTCCATACGCTCAATAAACACGACTGGGAGGTATCCTTGCAGTGCTAGTCCAATAGCAAACCCCATCATTAGGTTTTCTGCTACTGGCATCTCAATAATTTGTTCATCTTTGACATTTTTGAGCGTTCCTAAAGCACGACCTTTTTTAAGACCATATCCCACAAAACGCACATTGGGATAACCTGCTAATTTAGTATTTGCATTAGTTAAGGCTTCTTTGTAGCTCATTTAACATCCTTAAAAACAATATGCTTTTTAGTGCCGTTACCCGCATGAGGATAAGTAGGGGTGTAGTAGTTTCGTATTACGCAACCTGGTAGTTTGAACCTAAATTGACAAGGCAAACGCTCCTCCAAGTTGGAATCTACGCTTCTGTTGTTATCTTCAATAATGAAAGTGCAAGGCAAATCGTGTCCTTGAACCATCATCACAGCCTCGTAAAAGTGACCTTGATCTTCTGCTCCATCACCTAAAAAGCACCAAACCTTGTTTTTACTGCCTTGTGCTTTAAGTGCGTAAGCTACCCCTGCTGCAATACCGCAAGTGCCAGCAAGAATACTTGAAGTAAAAAAATTGCACCTGCTATCAAACACGAACATAGAGTTGCCAGCAAGAATTTTTCTAAGAAGCTCATCTCTGGGAACTCCAGATAAAAGAGCATGATGATGATTACGGTGAGTGCTAAAAATCCAATCGCCATCTTGAACCTCCTCAAATAAATCAATTAAAAAGTCCTCATTACCACCAGACAAGTGAATAAGGTAAGGCAGATCACCAGCTTCCCAGTGAACTGCTACCTCTTTTTCAAAATCAATTAAATCTTGCTTATTCATTTAGTTCCAACCAACTTGTAGAGCTTGTATTTCTTAGATTCATGCCATCTATCAATGATCAAGTAGCCCTGTGCTTTGAGTTCTCCTACCCTAGTGGATAGCTTCATCGTGCCAGCTTCTTTCAAAGCATCTAAGGGTGATTTCCAGCCTTTTTTAAGACATTTAATAATTTCTTGTTTTTGAGTTAATTCCATTTCATTCTCCTAATTAGGTTAAGTGGTGAGTTGCCCAGAAACGCCCTCACCGTAGCGCACCTAACTACTTGGCTAATTTACGCCAAATTCGTATCTGAGCTTACGGAAAAACCTTCAATTCGATCAAGCATGACTACACAACCGCCACCCTTTTTCTGCACACCTCTTGTAATAGATAACCGTTGTACCTGGCAATCGTCATCGAAAACTCCAGCATCTTGCAAGGCATCCAAAATGGGTTTAATACAGTTGTCAATATCCATGAGTTTTTTGGATCTTGGATGTAAGACGATTTCAACCCACATGGGAGCATCCCCAAACTTAGGTACACGCCATTGCGCACAATATTCTGCAACATGATTTTTAAAATCCCTTCCCCGTTGGCTTATAAACCTACGATGCCCACTAGCAATCCAGTAATTATTGATTGAGGGTGGATAAGGTAAGTTTATGTAAATCATCAGCAGTTTATTGGCTTAAAAACGCCTTCTGTTTCGGTATCCCAACAACAAATACCACCTTTGCCATCAGCAACGCATTTAGTAGCTGAGTACGCTGTTGAGAGCATTAAAACTAAAGCTATAGAGATTAGTGTTTTCAAAATGGCACTTCCCCGTCATCCACACGATTCAGTTCTTTTGGATAAACACCTGGATTTTGTGGTTTCCAGTTATCCTCAGACAAGCTAATTAGGCTACCTTTAGGGGTTTGCTTAGTCCAACCCGCAATCTTGAGTGTTTGACCTGCCTTATAGTCCTCAGAAAGCAATAAAGTGCCTTTCCAATCAGGTGAACGCTCATTGGTTTTCTTATCGTTCTGAAATAGAACGCCTTTGCCCATCTGGGCGATATGACCATTAGCCATTATTGATTTCCTTCCTAAGTTGGGTGAGTTTTGATAAGAACTTCGCTGTTGTATTGCCATCAAATGTTTTTGTATAGGCTTCATTGACATCTCTAAATGCCTTTATCTTGGAAAACTTTTCCTCTGGTGTCATCTTGGATGATTCATGGATCTTGGCGTGCATCTCTGCAAACCCATCAATCCAATCAGACTGACAGACATAGTGCGCATAAGGAAGATCTTGCCCTGGCACATACATAGGCAGTGCCATATCAGGAATGTCATCAGGGATGGCACTTAAATCCACTACATTAGGGATAACCTTGCCCATGTCCTTTAATACTTGAGGCTTGGAGGTCGGGCTTTCAAAGTTTTCAACCTCATCGGGTGAGTAGAACCCTGTAACAGATCCAGGGAAAACTGATCTAATCCCCTCTGAAATACAACGGCTTCGTAGCATCGCTCTAGGGAACTTTTGCCATCCAGACCCAGGTTTGACCAAACCGATTTTGCTTGCTTGCTCGATAGTCCATGTAACCGCAAGACTACCCCCGTTGGGGTGTGAAAAAACTCCTGTAACTCGCTCATCTAAGTATTCCTTCCATTCAACTTTGCCACCTGCATTTTGAAAACGGGCAAGCATCGCATCAGCTTTTAATGCTGGTCTGCCTTGAATAATGTGAAAGTCACGAGCTGCAGTTGCAGGGTGTAAACCTTCCGCCTGTGCTACCGCCATCAACGCTAGAACGCTGTTGGTGTCCTTCATACCAAATAGACCAGACTTGGCTATTGCTTGTGCCATCTGCTCCATCTCGTTAAAACTGACAATGTTAGACATGGATCATCTCCGCTAATGTAATTACTGTATCAATGACTGAACTGGCAGCCATCACCCAAATTGCTATATCTATGTTGTTCATTTCATCACCTCTATTCTTTTGTCCTGCGAAACTTCTTTTGGCAAAAAACCATTTGTTATTGCTTTTGCATAAAGTTGTTCACAATCAGGACACTTGTATAAATTCCAGCTATACCCTGTGCCACAAGAAGCCATCACAGCATTAAATTCTGAATCACATTTTTTGCATTTCATTTGACTAAGAACCTCCGAGAGCCTGGCTGTTCTACGACAAATTGATCGTAAATATCAGGCATAGCTTGTTGAAATAAGGTGGATGAGAACCGCTTAGAGCCTTTAGATGACTTCCAAGTGACTAAGGTAGTGCCATCTACTGCTCTGATCTCTTGACGATCTGCCATCAGGTTTCTGATCTTGACCTCTACATCCTGTTCAGCCATCTCAAGATTCTTAATCTGATTCTTAATATCTTTAAGGTAAGTGACAGCCATCTCAACCTGTTGCGTAGCTGTAATGATTTCACTCGTGCTTTCAGGGAACATGATCTTGGTTTGCTCGACTGTTTCCGCTGGTGGTAAGTTTCCTGACTGGCAATATCCCCAGACTTCTGCCATTTTCTTGATGAGGTCATCTTTTTCCTGATCTGAAATAAAGAACTCGAATGTATGAAACTCTTGACCACCAAATAGAACAGCAAGAATGATCCGATTAACATTGTGGCAAGCAGCTTCGTGGACAAGTTGTGCGTAATCAGCATCAGGTATCCGATTGGTGTCGGGATCAAACTTAGAACGAACTGAGGCGTTGTAGTTTTTAGCCTCAACAAGCACACCACCATCGCTACTAACGAAATCAAAATGAGATTTAAACCAATTCTGTGTTGGGTGAGTAAGAGCATAGTCAGCATCCTTTAATTCAATTTTGAGCTTGCTTTGAGCCAGCTTGCCAATGATTGGTTGCATGACATGACCCATTTGTACCGCCTCAACGCCTGAGAGGTCTGCAAGCTCTTTCTTACCTTGCTTTTCTAGGATCACATCTACCATTTTCCCGTTGGCTACTTTACGAGAATCACCTGACCAGATAGCGGATCTGCGAACCTCTGGAGCAAAATCAACTTGATTGTTCACTTAAATTCC